CTTCTGGATTCATTACATCAGCAAGCTCTTGGACAGCCTTCTCATCAATACCGTAGCCACCCAGTTTGTTTGCAGCGACACCCAGAACGCCACCTAACAGCGTTCCTGCACCAATGTTAATAGCCGACTCGCCATAAGTCCTTGTAAGCTGCGTGGAGTGTAATGCGGCCTCCTGAACGGCAGTCGTAACACCTACAACAGAGCCTGTAACCGCTGCACTGCTTAATATGCTTTTACCTGCACGATAAGTATTGGCAACCGCACCCCCAATAGGGATGAGGGAGATGGGGTCAGCAATAGCAATAGGCAACCCAAGAACAAACGATGTAGCTCCACCTTTGGCAATAGTTTCTCTGTCTTTGCGCTCTCTAGCAAACTGCTTACGCAACACATCCAGCTCTGCGTCATTGTCAGCATAGATGGCAGACGTAGCAAAAGCCTCATCGTTGCGCTCATCTTCAGTAAACATAGAGTACGCATCGTAAGTAGGATCATCCTTAGTGTCAGGCAATCCTTCGGGCGCTACTAGCCATGATCCAACCATATTTTCTTGGCGAAATAACGCGCCAGCAATCTCACCCATTGTGGGTTCTTCTTCTGGAACTACATCCTGCGGAGAAAGTGTTAGCTTCTCACTGATCAATTGGGCTTCTGACGATGGTACGAATGGCATATTACTTACCTTTATTTTTACGTAAAGAGGCTACATAGTTGTCACTAGCTTCTTGAACCGAATCTTTAACAAACTGGTAGGCATCGTTTATTTCACCAGCAACAACTTGAATACCTATCTGGCTGAGAAGAAACTTGACGTTTTTGTATGTAACCTTACTAGGAAGACTAGCGGCAGCATCAATGCCCTTACCAACTAAAGCAAATGGGCTGGTTGACGATTGCAAGGCTCTTCGCATACGGTCTTGCTGCGACTCGCTCAAAGTAGAGTAGCTTTTACCTGTTGGCTTGCCGTAAGGAGTCAATGCAGACTCAGCAGCAGCCTTAATATTGGCCTCCTGCTCAATTTTACCAGCCTGAACGTCAGGAATAAAACGACTATTCTCATTACCCTGCTCATCTATAAATGAAACAGTCCTCAAGGTTCCGTCACCATCTCGGTACATTACTCGATATGATGGCTGATTAGTTGAAGCTGATCTAGCAGTCTCATCATCAGAAACCAAGAATACATCGCTTGAGCTAATACTTAACCCACCCGCATCCAGCTCTTCTTGTAATTGAGTGCGTATGTAAGAAACATCTCCTGATACTGGGAGGGCATAGAAACTTTCTGGCGAATATTTCATTACGCCAAACTCACCTTTAGTCCAGTTAGCCTGAACAAGACTCATGGCCTTTGCTTTGGCTGCATCTATATCTGTAATGCCTGCCAAGTAGTAGGATTCTACCAAATTGCCGTAATCGCTAATCAAAAGGTCTCTTCCCAGCTCATCACTAATGTCGCCAAAGATTCCTTCAAACGCATCGTCTATCTCGTCTGGATAAGCGTCAGCAAATGTATCGCTGTTTTTCTTATCTTTGATCTCAGCCTTCCTTGCGTTCATTGTGGCTTCCTGCTGCGGGCCTGGACGCACAATAGCGTTGGCTTGTTTAATAGCCTCATCCATTGGCATATACTGAGAAGAGGCTGTAACCTGACTAGCAAATGCAACCTCTTTATCTGTAAACAATGACTCACCAACTCCAGGGATTTTCTGCATTCTCTCAATAGTTTCTGCTGCATATTCTATTTGAGCAGGGTCTTGAGAGTTTAATGAGTTTCTAATCTCTGTCTTATTGGTGCTTGCAAGGTATCCTGTTCTAGCAACAACCTCAGCTTGCTCGGCGCTACGCAAATCTAAATTATCTGTAGATAGGTTATTAACAATAACGTCATCGTAATAGGTATTTACTGCCTTCTGATCTACAGGCTGATCTCCAACTGCACTATCACCGCCAATCTTTCTGGCAACAGTGGCGTTTGATTGCATTGTCTTAATTTGCGCTTCAGTTCTTTTGTTAATCTGAATAACATTTGTAGCTAATTCGTCAGCAGTTAATACTCCGTCATCAAATAGCTTGTATGCTTTATCTGTAAGCTCTGCATCACTTGCAAGACCAAGACCAACTTGAATTTTAAAGTCTGCTTTAATCTTGTTTTCTTCAGAAGTTAGAGTTGTTGCTTCAGATAAGTATTCTCTTTCTAACGAATTTACATTGGCCTCTAGCTTATTTATAAGCTCTTGGTTTTTTTCTGCACTCAAATCTGCATCAGGGTTTTCACGCAATGCCTCAACGATTGCACGACCATCTTCAATCTGCTGTTCTGGAGTACGACCTTCTGCTCTAATGGCTCGGTCAACTTCACCCAGCTTGCCTTGAACAATAATTCTTTCGTCTTGTGCAGTCAGTAACTCGGCCTGACGATCTGTAGTCATGTCACCCTGATCTACAAGTCTCTGCAAGGAAACAGCATACTCGGTAGCAAAGTCAGCTGTAGCAACAGTGTCACCAGCAAAGGCGGCATTAGATAAACCCTTCTCGGCAACATCAGCAGCTTGGCGAATGTTGGTGTTAGAGATGTCCATCGCTTTTTGTTTTTGTGCTTCGGCAATATTGCGAGAGGTAGGATTGTCTAATCGAGCAAACAGGTTTTCAGCTTTACCCTTATACTCTTCTGGCATAGCGCCAATAAGACCCCTCTTTCCAGCCGTAACTTTATTCTGGTAGCCCACAATGTCATCAGGAAACTCAGCAGCGGCAGAGTCAACAATATTGTTAATCTCTACTGCTACATTAGACTCATAGGTGTTACGCATAACAGCGTTGGCCTGAGCTGCACCAAACTTACCTGCGGCAACCTCTTCTGCTGGGCCTCTTAGCTCACCAGTTTCAGGATCAATAGTACCTGTTTCAGCACTAGCAATCTCTGCTTGCTTTACTCTCTCAGCCACAACCATAGGCTTACCTATAGCTAAGGTAGCTTCTTCCATAGTTTGGCCTAAACCAGCCAATGCTCGCATTTTATCGCCAGCAGTTCTGTCTACACCAGTTGGAGTAAACCCACCGTATACGTCAATTCTTTGTTGCCTAGGTTGTCTAGCCATTATGATTCCTGAGTTGTTTAAGGCATTGCCTGATATGCTTTAGTTGCGCCTTTCAGCAGTGTACTAGCGGCACCAATCTTAGCGGCAGATGCAGTAGTAGCGGCTTGTCGTTTTAACTGGGCTTGAGCAAGTCGATCAGATAGCTTTAGCATACCTTCACTTAGTCCAACATTCTTAGCGCTCTGTAGGGCGATACTAGCAGGTGTACCTTCGGCTTTAATGCCTGACATACCCATACCCACAGCATTAGCTGCAAGTGCCTTATTTAGCTTCTGCTGACGTTCTAGCTCACGACTCTCAGCGGCTACACGTTCTTCCTCGGCCTGAGTTTTAAGTGCGGCCTCTTGATCTTTACCAGCTTCAAGCTGACCATAAATCTGGGTGCCTGTACTGACTGCTATTAAGCTGCCTACAATCCAAAATGACATTTAAATAACCTCTCGCTCTACTAGAGCTGCTTCTATTTCATCAATATCTGTTAAGTGTGTAGGATGATATGTAATCCAAGTACACCCTGTCTCGCTATATATAACACGCTTAGTTCCTGGCACTGTCTCACCCAAGTACGGAGCTACAATCTTTTCTCTCTCGTGAACACTGGATACTTCACACTCGCCAGATACCACGCTAAACAAGTGCTTACTTTTGTGCAAAGCTCCTACAACAATACTGCCCGCTGGCATTACCATTTCTCTTGCATACATTCCGTCAGAGAAGTGATGTCTTGTTACTACGTCTGCCTTTGGAAATTCCTTTATTATCTCTTGTAACTGGTAAATACTATCTTGCGTTACAACATCATTCACGAAGACTCAACCTCATACTGTATGGCTTGTAGGTGAAACGGTGTAGCATCAGGTACTGTGATCTCTGGAACCACTTCTGTTAGCCAACCATTACCACCTGCATCGTCTTCTATAATACCAGTTCTAGGAGTAAATGGGGTATTCAGTGGAGTGTCTTGAGCATCGCCAAACTTTCTAATAGGTACAGCATTGCCATCAATATAGATACCAGCACTCTCGTACACTCGCAAGTTAATGTTAGTAATCTTCTTGCGCTTCATAGTGTTTTGTCCACCACGAGTGCCAGGATTTGTATTGAGTGGCATACTCTTAATCTTTACAGGGAAGTTCAGCCCAATCTCTAAGTCTCTAGTAGAGAATCCATCAAGCTCTGCAGCAGTAATTGTTACGCCATAATCAGGGTTGCTAAATGTAACAGCTCTATCGGGAAGTACGTCACCGTCTGCTAACACGCTCACCGTATAGCCAGATAGTCTCACCCCTTTATCAATAGGAACAAAAACATCTGCATTTGGGCTTGCCGCTGTAACCGTAGTTTTAACGCTAGACTCCAACAGATAATCAAAGCTCCATCGCTCAATATCTCTGCCCACGCCACTAGGAAATGTTCTTTTTACAATTACATAAAGGTCGTCGCCAACAACTGAGCATGATTCCAGTTGATTCATTCTTACAGAGTCAGGATCGTTATACGGAGTCCATCGGGTAAATCCGTTGATGTCTTGGTTTCGCATTGTATTAAGGACAGCACCAGTGCCATCTTCGTTAATAATAAATACCCAATTAGCATCTTCTGTTGTAGTGCCTGACAGTATAGCCATATCCTTAGGATTGTTAATTAACTGTGAAGACAATACAGATATGTCATTGGATGTGTAAGCATCTTCGTTAAAGCTAAATACATACTGCCTAAGCGTATTACCATTCTTATCAACAAATAAAGTAGCACCATCAATAGACTTGGCCTCTAGGTTAAAAGAGCCATGTTGCGTCTGTGACACCACTTCTACGGTAGAGGGAGTAACACCTTTGACTAAGAACTCAGAGCCAGCACAGAAGACCTGAAGCCCTCTGTCAGGGTTTATGTCTACAATGTCAGTAAGGCCGCGAGAGTCAATAGTTATAAAGATACCCTCATCATCCTCACCCCTCTCCGAAAAGAAGTTAAAGAACTCACCTGCTCTACTAGCAAACAAACTCTGAGGCTTAGACTTTGTACCGCCCAACCACAAGCGACCATCAGAGAATACACCCATCTTAGGAAATCCTCTTGTCACAGACCATACAGGTTCGGCTCTAGTAGTTCCTACAACGTCCTGAGTAAAGGAAATTACAGCAGAAGCACTAGCATTAGCACTGGTTGGGAACCCTGCAAGAAGCTCAAGTGGCTGTGCAGAACCCTCCGCAAATGTAATCACATACACATCTTGAGTTCCAGAAGAACTATGAGGAACAACAGTAATCCCAGTAGAGGGGAAGTTAGGCATTTCTTGTAAGTTTTTCTGCAAGTTAAATGCAGTCGAATTACTAGCCACTCCATTGTAGGTGATGTTTTTACTTAACACGCCTTCAACATCTATCTGATACTGATTACCTACCACAAAGTGATCAAAGGTAATAGTCTGCTCTGCCGGAATTGGAGTTGGGCTTGAGCTGTCATTGTAGTCATACTTAGGCACATCAACAAAAGGAATCTCATCTGCAACAAAAGAGTTAGATGGATCGGTAGCATAAGTGCTTTCATTAAATATAATTCGTCTAGGCTTTTGATCTTCATGGAACATAAGCATGACGTTTTCTGTCTGAGCATCTCGTACAGAAGGTATCTGGGCAGAAGTATAAGGCACAGGAATGTCAGCAATGTAGACTGTATCAGCACTACCTGCATGAGGAGTCCTGTAAAACCTTAAATTGTTTTCTGTCATTACAGCTAAAAAGTTAAAGTCAGGGCCGTATTCCCAATCAAAAGTTTTAAGCTCACTGGCTGGAGTGTAGCCTGTAGGCTCGGCAGAGAAATTCCACTCACCCATACGGACACGCCAGTTTACGCTTTCTGCGGCATTAAGGTTTACTCTAATTCGCCATTCGGTTTTATCTGAAACAGCAATAGAGCTTATATCAAACTTTTCGCTCACTAAGCCGCCAAACTCGCTAGTAATTGTGATTGTTTTGTATTCAGTCCAAGTTGCACCAACAAGGTTTTCAATAGTTAAAATGGCTGTCTGTATGTATGCACCGCCAGTACCATTACGAATAAGGTGGGCATTTTCTATAGTCAGAAAGTCTGCATCATAGCTTCCACCCAGATCGTAAGTAGCAACTGTGTAACCAGTAGGAGTTCCTGCATTGGCATCTGTAGTAGCATATGTGCTTGCATTGCCATCGTTGAGCAAAGCAGGAGTACCGCCATTAGGCATAAGAGGATTAACAGCAGTTTGACGAGTGTTGCCTCTAAGAGCAACGTCTATGAACTGTGTGCCAGGTCTACGCTTAACACCACCTTGGGGAACAATAACAACGCCCTCGGCTTGCTGTGCGCCCTGATAGTATTGCTCAAGATCGGTACGGCCTTTAAGTAATGGTGACAACTCACCACTGGCAAAGCTGGTTTGCTGAAATTGTGACTTAGGCATTAGTACCTCACGTTAATAAATGGTCGATCCTGAATTGCTATTTGGGGGTGTTGCTGTGAGTCAGTGTATCGGGCCATACGACTAGCGTTTAGATATTGGTTAGCTAGTAACTCCATGGAAGCGGCACTGTCACGAATGGAAGGAGCAAAGTCCATGCCCAAGGCATACTCAATCATCTTGGCAAAGTATGCGGGCCAATCAGCTTCGGAGGGCTTACGGATGTAATCACAGAAAAGTGTACCGCTATAATTGCAGTAGACTTTATTGTTTATAATTTGGTATGGGACGCTAGGATTAATTTTGATTAATGCCAGCATATCGGCAGGGAGTGTGTATGAAGTTTGCCACTCATTACCTACTGTAGCAGCTACATCTTTACTAAGCTCTGCAACATTACGAGCAAAACCCCAGCGATGCTTGCTGAGTTCGTTCTCAATGATATTGTCGTATAGGCTTGTGGCTACAACCTGAGCGCGAGTACCGCTAGTCAGAGATGTCAGTGGCACATCGCCAATCAGAATAAGAGCATTATTAATTAACGATAGCTTACTGTTTGCCATAAAAAACCTTTATATGTAAAGAAAGGGGCCACCGGAGCAGCCCCATTCAGTTTTACTACTTAACTATTACCGATTGCAGTTCCAGAAGCCATAGTAACAGTAGTGCTACCGTTATTAGCTACACAGAATGAAACAGTAAAATCGACAGCGTTAGTGTCAACTACAAGTACAACGTCACCAACAT